ACGGTCTACGGCGACAAAAGCAGCAGCATTCAACGCCGCAATCACATAGGCGCGCTGTTGCTCGCTGCCGTGGAAAGATGTATCGCCACTCGTGAAAAACGCGAAGCTTTCGGAGAGACACTCCAATAGGTCTCCAACGGCGCCATACTCTTTGGCTGCCTCGCGCAAGTTGTCAATAACGTCCGCGTGGTAGGGATTGATCACTGAGTCCACCTTTCAAAAACACCACCAAAAGAAACCATCGGCAGGCAGGCGGTGGGACTGCTCTTCGGCGCCGGGAGCTACCCTTTGCCTAGCCGTGGTGTCAAAACTCATATGCCCCGACGCTCTGCAATAGCCTTCATGGCTGCTTCGTACTGCTCAGGCGTAGCGCCAGGGTTTGCTGCAATCCACGCACGCTTTGCTGCCTCGTAGGCTTGCCAGCTCATACAGCCGCCTTGACCAGCGCAGCGCGCTTGTCGGCCTCTTTGCGGCCTTCTGCTTGGTTGGTGATGTGAAAGCCCACGTACCGGCGCTCTGTGCTGATGACGCGAATACGGGGTGAAGGTGCGGGCTGCGCCTTTGGGCGTGGGGTGGGGAAGGTCATTCCGCGCCCCCTTCCGTGAGGTATGGATTGCCCCGCAGCATTCGGGAGAGCAGACTGGCTTCATGCGCTACCTTCTTCACTTCGGTCTCCAGCACCGCTACGACGTAGGTGTTTCGATCCATGCCGCGCGCCATGGCGATAGCGTCAAGGGCTTGGGCAAGGTGGGCAGGGCACAGGCCCCGCAGTTCGGTTTTGTCGTGAGGTGCCATGGCTTAGGCAGCTTGGGTGGGCTTGGCTTTACGGGCGGTGGCCGCATCCAGATCGAAGCCAGCAAGCTCTTTTTTCTTGGCGACTTTCAGGAACATGACGCGGGCCTGTGGGATGCCGTCGCGCTTCCAATCGCTCACACTTGGCATGGCGAGACCAAACAAGCGGGACACCTTCGCGGTTCCGCCCAGGCGCTCGATGATTTCGGTTGCTGCTGTATTCATGCGGCACATCTTAGCGCAGGCTAATTAAATATGCAAGCCCAAGCTAATAAATCGTTTGATAGGCTAGGCTAATGAACTTGCAACAACGAATGGCCGTGGCATTCCCGCCCCCGCATAGGCGCGGCTTGTATGCAGACATCGCCCGTCTGTGCGAGGTGTCAGCACCCACAGTGACGGCGTGGTTCAATAAGCCTGAAAAGGTAGGAACCATTGAGCGATCCGCCGCCGAAAAACTGTGCGCCGCGTTTTCCTTGGAGATAGCTCCAGAGTGGCTTGCCGAAGGGACGGGGCCACAGGCAAGGCCAGTAGCCACGCCAGCCAGTGCAATTCCATACAGCACAACAAAAGTGCGAGATGTGCCCGTTGTCGGCAAAGGGAGCGGTGGATTGATGCCTGAACGGCTTTGGACAGACGGGGATTACCCGACAGGGGCGACCGGAGAATGCTCAGAGATCGCTACGGCAGACCCTCACGCATTCCTAATTGCTGTTGACGGGCCTTCCATGATCCCGCGCTACAACCCTGGCGAGTTTGCCTTGGTGGAGCCTGGAACGGCGCCGGATCTTGAAGATGATGTACTGGTGCGGCTGCGCAGCGGGCAAACGATGATTAAGCGCTTGCTCTCTAAGCGCGCGGGCTGGCGATTCGGCAGCTACAACAACTCAGAGATACTGCACTATGGGGTGGAGGATGTGACTTGGGTGTATTACGTAGCGCACCCAGTGCCACGGCGCAAGATTAAGAGCAGATGCTGAGCGGCAAAGGAGCGCTTGTGAACCACTTCTTTTGGGCGGCAGTTGGCGGTGCGGCACTTCTGTCCGGGTGCATAGCGGAGGACCCGAATGCCAAGCTCGTTTACGCCGAGTCCGGGTTACCGGTCAACTGCCGGGCGCTTATAGCTGACAACATTCGCGGGTGGAGGGCTGGGACATTCACACCAACGGAGGCGCTTGAATCTATAGACCGGAACTGCGGGGCAGTAGGCTACAACTGGGGCAAGTAATGATCGCCGCCCTGCTCTGCCTGGCTGTCGCCCTCCTGGCCGCACCGGCAGAGGCCCAGATCAAGCGCGACCGCGCCCAGGTCCGAGCCTTCCGTGCCGAGCACCCCTGCCCCGCCACCAGCCTAAAGCGTGGTGCTTGTCCTGGTTGGCATGTGGATCACATCATTGCCCTGTGCGCTGGGGGCGAGGATCACCCGCGCAACATGCAGTGGATTACCAAGGAAGACCACAGGTTCAAGACGCTGGTGGATGTGAGGGAGTGCAGGAAGGCTAAGGCGTCGTTGAAGACCATGGATGGCGGGCCGCTAAAATGAGCGATACAGCAAGGAGCGCGCATGGCCACGGGTGACAAGAGTTTGACAGTCCAGGGGGTTGAAATCCACCTGACCACCAAAGGGGATGAGGACTACATCAGCCTGACGGACATGGCCTCGAAGTTCGAGGCCGGGCCATCGCTGATTGATTCGTGGCTTCGGTCGAAGGACACCATTGAATTCCTTGGTGTATGGGAGCGCCTGAACAACCCTGGTTTTAATTCCGTCGAATTCGACAGAATTAGATTGGATGCCGGTACGAACCGGTTCCGGCTCTCGGTTAAGAGGTGGGCCGAAGATGTGCGCGGCGTTGGTATCGTCGCCAAAGCCGGGCGCTACGGCGGCACCTTTGCACACAAAGACATCGCTTTTGAGTTCGGCTCCTGGCTCAGTCCTGAATTCAAGCTGTACCTGATCACTGAGTTCCAGCGATTCAAGCAGGCAGAGGCCGAGCGTGGATTGGACTGGGATGTGCGCCGGACACTTTCCAAGGTTCAATACCGGGTGCACACCGATGCAGTGCAACAGCATCTCATTCCAGCGCAACTCACCCCAAAGGAGGCGGGATTTGTCTATGCCAGTGAGGCGGATGTTTTGAACAAAGCGCTTTTCGGCATGACAGCCGCAGAATGGAAGCGCGCTAACCCAGGCGCCAAGGGGAACCTGCGTGATAACGCGACCATGGAGCAGTTGGTGGTGATGTCAAGCATCGAGAGCCAGAATGCACTACTCATACAACAGGGCGTGCCCCAGTCGCAGCGCATTCAAATGCTCAACGGGCTGGCGCGGGCGCAACTCCAGTCGCTTCTTTCAAATCCCAGCCTGCCACCTTTGCGCGGCGGGCCTTTGCTCAACTAGCCCGGCATCTTCCCCCCCGCAAACCGCCCATCGAGGCGGTTTTTCTTTGCCCAAGCCCGCCCCGAGCGGGTTTTTTTTTCGTCTTCTGCGCGCTACGTATGCGCGTAAGTAGTCAGAATTCAGCCAATTTCTTAGCCTGGGCTATTGACTATTACTTAGCTTGGGCTAATAATTCATCCCATCGCAGCAAAACGCAGCGACAGGGTGAGCGGATCGGCGGTCACCACGGAGTTCCTTAACAACTGAGGGTGATGTGTTGGGCGGCGGCGTGGAAAGGTTGTCATTTGAGGGGGTTTCACCGGACCCCTCTTTATTGAGGGCTAGCGCAGACACGCCCCGTAGCCAAACGGGAAGCGGCGTGGTCAGGTGGCACTGACTCGGGCTTCGGATTGCGCATGCGGTCGGCCCGTGATTTCGCACAGCAGGAGTAGCGCCCTGCCCGTCCAACACATCACCCTCAAACACCCCTGCGGTTCGCTACCAAGACGACAGCAGGCGCGCATTCCCGGCGTGAGAGGGAATTGAGGCGGTAGCGCCAAGAACAACAAGCAACCAAGCCCAGGCGGGCGCTCAGGTGGGCGCAACAAGCCGGGTAACAGGGCGCTGATATTCCATCAGCAAAGCCGGAGCCAGTCCGGCAGCGGGAACCCTTCGGGGGATATGTCCGCGAGCCATTCTCACGAGTGGCAATCCCAAAGCCTTGCGGGTCAGGGTTTTGGCATTCAACAGGAGATAGACATGGCCGAACTTGCAGCACTGCGCGCAGCAGCAAACGCAGCCTATGACGCAGGCAACCACGCTGAGTACGAATCCGTCATGGAAGTCATTCGCGCCCACACGCGCCGGGCGGCAGATGCGTTCATGGCGAGCGAAGAAGGGCGCAAACACATGGAATATCTGGTCAACAAGTTTGACTGACTCCCCCCGCCCTGCCAACGCGGGGCAATCCCACAGCATCGCGGGCCGGTGCTGTGGGATTTAACAGGAGCAACCATGGAAATCAACCAGCAGAAAACAGTGAAGGTGAACGCCAAGACATTGCGCATTCATTGCAAGGTGTCCGACCGATTCACATACGCCATAGATGACGAACAGGGCGAAGTAATCCACTGCCAGGACGACGGCTACGTGCCCGATTTCATGCCGGGCGAGCACTATGGCGACTATGTGATTCTGGACATTGATCTGGACACGGGCGTGGTGACCAACTGGAAGAAGCCAACAGCGGCGCAGATTGAGGCCGCGATCAAACCAGAAGACGAGTAACCCAACCAGCCCCAGCAATGGGGCGCAAACCTGAGCCGCGTGACAGGCGGTTGAGGTTTTCAACAAGGAGATAGACATGACTCTGAAATCAATTGATGCAAAACGCCGCGCCATTGATAGCGTCAACCAGCACAAAAGTAGGTTGCTCAGTGACCTGCGTGAGTTGGAAAACGTGCCTGGCTGCGCAACGGCAGCAAAAGAGCTGGGCGCAATCATTGGACGTCTTGAAGCGTGGCAAGAGAAGAACAAGCCAAAACGCTAAAACTCACCGCCCTGCCAACGCGGGGCAAGACCCCAGCCGCTTCGCAATAGGCGGTTGAGGTTTTCAAGGAGAGCGACATGACCCACCCCAACAGCCCCAAAGGCGCCTTGCAGCGACACGGCTACACGCTGCACAAAGACCCGCGCTACCCAAACTCACAGCGCCGCACCGTGAAGGACAGCTCAGGGGCTGTGGTGTTGGATGACGCGCCACTCGATGCAGTGTGCGACTTCTGCAAGCGCAATGGGCTGTATTTGCCCGAGTAGCCACCCCTTACGGGCAAAAGCCACTTCACACACTTTGGACGGTGCTGCGAATTCCCCCCGGCAAGTAGCCCACCCTTTTACGGGCAAAAGCAGATGCATCCAGAGACAGGCCCCGCCTGCGTGATGTGCAGCGAGTAGCCCGCCCACACCCAGCCCTGCAATGCGGGGCTTTTTTCATGGAGCACCGACATGGCATTTGAAATCGACATGCTGGCCTGCGCAGCAGAAGAAGACCGCCGCTCAAAGCGCGACGAGCTGATGCAGCGCGAAGAAGCGCGGCTTGCTGCCGTTGCAATCCTCGACGCCCGCCTCGGCAAGTACGACCGCCTGCTAGACGGCCTGAGCTACCGAGACCACGACGAGCAGGTCATCGCTGCACTGATGGATGGTTGCGCCGCAGGCGTGCAGTCGTGCATTGCCGTGGTCAAGGCGCTCGCAGACAAGCATGGTTATCACACAGCAGAGGTAGACGAATGACCCGCGCACCTTCCTATCTTGACGACAACACCAGCACATTCGCCCGCACCTGCCCAGGCTTCGGCAAGACGCAGGCGCAGATGGCCCTTGCAATCGAGGTGTACCGCACACCGCTACACAAGCGCGCACTGTGGGCCTTCTGCCGCCGTGGCTGGCTTCTCATTCCCGCAGTGCTGGCAGTGCTGGTCTTCACCGGCTGCACAAGCGATGTGCAGGACTATGCAGCGGTGCAGGCGGATCTGGCTGATGCGATTCACCAGGCAGCGAAGGAGGCGGGGAAATGAAGCGCCTGCGCGATTTCGCCGCTCTGTACCGCATCTATCGCCAGTGCCACAAACCCCTCGCTGCCGCTCGGTATGCGTGGGTTGTGTCGGGCGGGTGATTCAACAAACATGAATTGAGGTGCGCATGAAGCACTGGATACGCCACTACATCGGCGCGTGGCGACTCGCCCGCATCAACAACAACCGCATCAACGCTCTGCGCGAAATGCTCAACAAGCCATTCTGACCATGACCAACATCCCAAACCTTGCGGGCATCGCCCCATCCGACATGGTGGAGCAGATCGGCACCGGCAAATACGCGGCAAGCTATATCAACTGGAGCCGCACCATGGCGCTACTGCGCGAGCATGCCCCAGGCTGGCAGCCAGAGCTTGTGCACGCGCCCGATGGCTACATCCTGCATCAAGCCCCTGTAGGCGGGTATCTGATGATCCGCTTTCGCAATGGCGACGCGGTGACGCCAGCAGTACCGCAGGCCATCATGGACAACCGCAACGCGGCGATTCCGCTGGAAAAGATCACCGCCCGCGACATCACCGACACGCACCGCCGTGGGGTATGTATGGCCGCTGCGTTCACATTCGGTCTGGCCTATGAGCTGTGGGCAAAGCTACCGTTGGAGTCGGGATACCACGACGAACCCGCAAAACCGCCGCGTAAGGAAATCGACGTGTTCGCCATCGTGCACAGCATCGCGCACGCACAAAACATGGAGTCGCTTAAAGGTCACTTCACCGCAGCGTGGCAAATGCTGGAAGGAGAAGACAGGGAAAAAGCCCGCGCCGCCTACAACGTCCGCAAGCAAGAACTTGAACCACAAAAGGAAGCAGCATGAAAGCATTTGGACTCGCCCGACTGGGCCGCGATGCAGAACTTCGCACCACAAGCCAAGGAGAAAGCGTTGCCACGCTTGCCCTGGCATTCAGCTATGGCCGCAAAGGCAGCGACGGCAACCGCCCTACGCAGTGGGTAGACGCGGCACTGTGGGGCAAGCGCGCCGAAGCACTGGCGCCGTACCTGACAAAGGGCGGCCTGGTGTCGGTGTCGCTGGAAGATGTGCACATCGAGACTTTCGAAGGGAAGAACGGACCCGGCCACAAGCTGGCCGCCCGCGTGGTGGATGTGGAGCTGGCATCCCCAAAGCAGGCCAGTGCAGCACCCGCACCAGCACCCCGACCAGCCCCACGCCAAGCGCCTGCGCCATCGGTTGGCGGCGGATTCGATGAAATGAGCGACGACGTGCCATTTTGAGGTGAACCATGACAAACATCACCCTATTTGATGCGGCCCAGGCCGTGCGCGAAGCAGTCAATCAGATTGACCAAGAAACCGGCGAAGTGGCGGAAAGCTACGCGGAAAGCCGTGAGCTATTCCAGAACAAGGCGGTGGCCTGCGTGGCCTACGCCAAGGAGGAGGCCGCAACACTCGCCAGCGCCAAGGCAATGATTAAGGACATGCAGGCCAAGGTAGAAGCACGCGAACAGCGCCTGGAGCGGGATCGAGAAGAACCAGAAGGCGACCGGCATCACCGAAGTGAAACACGAGCTGGGCCTGTTCAGCGCCAAGCTGTACCTGGAGCGCGATGAATCGGTGGAGATTGACGCTGATGCGAAATTCCCGCCAGAGCTGTGCAACGACCCCAAGCCGCCGACGCCATCCAAAACGAAAATCAAAGCGGCCATCAAGGCCGGGGAAGCTGTGGCTGGTGCCCGCATCGTGCGCAAGGACAGGCTCACCATCACCTAACCCACCACCACCCCACACCCAGCCCGCACCAGCGGGCTTTTTTACGCCTACACCCATGAAATACGAGCACTTCCTGGCGTCCAAGCGCCACACATCAGTGAACTACGGATTTGATGCGCAGTGGATGCCTGAATGCGCGTTCGACTTTCAGCGATTCATTATCGAGAAAGCCCTGCGCAAAGGCCGCATCGGCATCTTCGCTGATACCGGGCTGGGCAAGACCTTAATGCAGGTCACCATTGCCGAGAACGTCATCCGGCAAACGAACCAGCGCGTATTGATTCTGACCCCGCTGGCTGTGGCTTTCCAGTTTATTGACGAAGCCGCCCGCATCGGAGTTCACGACATAGAGCACACGAAAGACGGGGCATTCACAAAAAAGATCGTCGTGTGCAACTACGAGCGCATGCACCTGCTGAACCCGGATGACTTCGTGTGCGTGATCGCGGATGAATCGAGCATCCTCAAAAACTTTGCGGGCAAGACGCGCGACCAGATCGTCGCGTTTATCAAGCGCGTCCCGTACCGGTTCCTGAGCACAGCCACCCCATCACCAAACGACTTCATCGAACTTGGAAACAGCTCCGAAGCGCTTGGGTACATGGGCTACATGGACATGCTGACGAAGTTCTTTCGCTCGAACCAGAACAGTGTTGACAGCAACAACCGCAACATCGGGGAAAAGTTCTACCTCAAGCCGCACGCAGAACGGGACTTTTTCGCCTGGGTGAATCAGTGGTCAGTGATGGTCAAGAAGCCGTCAGACCTTGGGTTCTCAGACGAAGGGTATGAGTTGCCCCCGCTGATAACCAACAAACACATCGTCCACAACTCAAACACATGGTGCATCGACGGACAAACGTCCATGTTCGCCATGCCAGCCCAAACCATGACGGAAGTCAGGGAAGAGCAAAAACTCACAGTACACGAGCGATGTGAGCGCGCTGTGAAGCTGGCCTACGGGAAGACGTCTGTGTACTGGTGCAATCTCAATGAAGAGAGCGCGCTTCTGTCCCGGCTAGACCCGAACGCCGTCGAGATTGTTGGCGGCATGTCGGTTGACCAGAAAGAGGAAATCCTTGTCGCCTTTGCGCGTGGGGACATTCAGCGTCTGATCACAAAGGCAAAGATGACCAGCATGGGACTGAACTGGCAGCACTGCAATCACACCGTGTTCTTCCCGACATGGAGCTATGAACAGTATTACCAGGCCATCCGCCGATTCTGGCGCTTTGGGCAAAAGCGCGAAGTCACCTGCGACATGGTGATTAGCGACGGACAAGAGCGCGTATTGGAAGCGCTGGAACAAAAGACCAATAAAGCCATTGACTTGTACGCAAACCTTGTCGCAAACGCGAACCGTGATTTTTCGCACGTAGCGAAAGAGTTCAACCAAACAGTCAAACTGCCGGAGTTTATGCAATGAAAACCAAAGACCAAATCATCACAAAAGACTACGCCATCTATAACTCGGACTGCATGGAAGTTCTGCCGACGTTGCCTGATAACTCGGTGGATATGTCGGTTTACTCACCGCCGTTTGCAGGCTTGTATAACTACAGCTCAAGCGACCGGGATTTCTCCAACTGCGAAAGCAAAGAGCAGTTTCTTGAGCAGTACGAGTTTCTGATTGAACAGATTGCCCGCGTCACCAAACCAGGCCGCGTCACAGCAGTGCATTGCACGGATGTTTTCGACAATTCGTGCCGCTTGTGGGACTTCCCGCACGAAATCATTCGCCTGCACGAAAAGCACGGTTTCCAGTACCGCAACCGCATAACCGTCTGGAAAGAGCCGCTGAAGGTGCGGATGCGCACAATGGTCAAGAGCCTCATGCACAAACTGATTGTTGAGGACTCGACGCAGTGCTTTACAGCCATGCCGGATTACGTGCTGGTGCTCACAAAGAAGGGCGAGAACGCCGTACCAGTGACACACCCGGAGGGTTTGAAACGCTACTTCGGGGCCACCCCAATACTGCCGAACATTCTGCGGGCATTCAACAACGCCAATGACACGCAGTTCACCGAAGATGAATTGTGGGACTACCTGCGCAACACCTACGCAGACCACAAAGACCCGAAGTCGAACAAGCTGTCGCACTACATCTGGCAGCGGTACGCATCAAGCGTCTGGGATGACATTCGCATTGATAACGTGCTGCCATTTCGGGACAGCAAGGAAGAGGACGACGAAAAGCACGTCCACCCGCTGCAATTGGATGTGATTGATCGGCTGGTGGAGCTTTACTCTAACCCTGGCGAAGTAGTCTTAACGCCGTTTATGGGCGTTGGTAGCGAAGTTTTTAGCCCGGTGTCGCTGGGTCGCAAGGCCATCGGTATCGAGTTGAAAGAGTCCTATTTCAAGCAAGCCAAAATCAACTTGCAATTCGCCGCCAATCGAGAGTTCGCAGATCACGGCAGCGAACAGCAAACGCTTCTCGAAGAGCTTGAAGCCGAAGCCGCATAACCCAAACCAGCCACCCTCCGAGGTGGCTTTTTTACATCATGCCCAAAGCAAGCACATGGACGCCGGAAATGCTGGCCTACGTTGCCACGCATTACCCCAATAGCAGCACCAAGGCGATTGCGGCACATCTTGGAAAGTCGCCGCTGCAGATATGCCAAAAGGCCAACGAGCTGAAGGTGAAGAAGTCAAAGGAGGCAAAAGGACGCAGCACGGACAAATGGCGAGTGCTGGACGAAATCATTGCCCTGATCTATGCCGACATGCACAACGACGCTATCGAGGAATTTCTCGGCATCAAGCACGCTGACCTGATTTCACGCGCCTGCATGATGGGCTTGAAGAAGGCCCCACAGATCATGCGTGAAGTGGCACAGCGCCGGGCCGTCAACTTCTCTGAAGAACATCGCTTCAAGCCTGGGCTTGTGCCTTGGAATAAGGGGATGCGCGGCTTTGATCCAGTGCTTGGCAGGGGCTTGTATCGCAATGGGCTGGGGGCACCGCACGCCGTACCGATTGGGACAACCCGGTTGCGCGGTGCAGCACCGCAAAACCCGAAGGCGCGTGAGTACCTCGAAAAGAAGGTGGCCGAGCCGAGCGTGTGGGTGAGGGTGCACCGGCTTGTGTGGGAGCAGGCAAACGGCCCCGTGCCCGATGAGCACATCATCGTTTTCAGGCCAGGGCAGCACACCACCAAAGAAGAAGAAATCACCCTGGATCGTCTGGAGTGCATCACGCGGGTTGAGCTAGCAACGCGCAATCACCCGATGAACCACCACCCCGAGCTAGTCCCCATCTACCAGCTCAAAAGCGCCATTTCCAGACAGATCAATCGCATCAAGCAAGAACAGAAAGAAGCAGCATGACCACACCACACATCAACATCCTGCGCGAACACCTGATGGAAACGCTGGCAAGCCTGCGCGACCGCGAAAACCCAATGGAACCAGACCGCGCCCGCGCTGTCGCACAAGTGGCATCCGTGCTGGTGGACACCGCCCGCGTTGAGGTGGACTACATCAAAGCCAGCGGGCAGGACGTGAGCAACTTTATCGACGGCATGAAAGCGCCGGGTACACCGCAGATTGAGCAGCAGCCACAGGACGGGCCGCGCACTACCTGGGCGAGTGTGACGGGGCGCAGGGCGGCATGACCGAACCGCGCGAACCCACCGCCAAACAGTGGAAGCGCCGCGCCCTACAGGCCGAGCAGCAAGTGGAATTCCTACAGGAAGTGCGAGCGAGAGAAGCCCACGACGAAATGCACCAGTTCCGCGAGCTGGCTGCACTGCGGGTTGCGCTCAAAGAGGCGCAGGAAGTTATCAACTGGGCATTGGAGCAACAGACATGACAGACAACACACAACCCGAGGCGCAGGAGCCTGTGGCTTGGGAGTCCACCACACCCGGTTACATCAAGTACATCACGCAGGCTAGATACGAGAAGTTCTCGCCAAATGTTCAGCGCTGGTACAAGCCGTACAAATGCTCAAGTTGCGCAGCACCACAGCCTGCGCCGCTGCGTGATGACGTTGTGCGGGATGCTGCGCGGTATCGGTGGTTGCGAAATAAGTCTACGGTACTACATGGAACCGCATGGCTTGGCAGTGCAACTGCATACCAGCGTGATGTGGACTTCCTTCGCCGTGATGACGCATTGGCAGCACTGGATGCAGCCATCGACGCAGCCATAGCCGCACAGGGAGGCAATGATGCGTGATTCAACAGACTTTCTGATGGGTTTTTTGATCGGGGCACTTGCTATGGCGTTTTTTGCCACATGGGTGCGCGACCAAGGCAGAGACGAATGCGACAACAAACTGCCGCGCACAGAGAAATGCGTGCAGATTTGGGTGCCGGAGCAACAAACCAAGAAAGACACACCATGAGCAACACACCGAGCCTGCTGCCGTGCCCGTTTTGTGGTGGCATCAACATCATCCACTGCGGCCACCATATGTATTGCCACGCCTGCGGTGCTGACGGCCCCGATGCAGATAGCCAGCACGAATCTGAAGCGAGATCCGCATGGAACCGCCGCACACCACAGCCAGTTGTGCGGGAGCCGCTGACGGATGAGCAGATTGATGCTCTGATTGCCGCCAAACATTTCCGCGAAGGCTACGAACTGACTGCGAGCGACAAAGTGTGCATCAACTGGTATCGGTTGGGTCTGCGCGACGGAGAGCGCGCCCACGGAATCACGCAGAAGGGAGGCCAGCATGGCTAACCCGCTATATTTCATCTCCTGCGTGATCTTGTGCGCCATCGCATTCGCTGGGTGGCTGTTGGGCTACGTCATGGCTCATAACGAAGTGAGTCGTGAATGCGAGCGGCTGGGTGCCTTTTACGTAGGCCCAAAGACCTACGCCTGCCAGATCAAAGGAGGCCAGCATGGCGTTGAGTGAACTCGACATGATGAACCTTTGGGCAAAGCAACTGACAGGCTACAAATCCCAATGGGAGAGGTTGTTTGGGTTTGGCTACGCCATCGAAGCTGAAGTGCGCAAGCAGGACGATGCGCTGATTCAGCAGCTGGTGGATGCGCTGGATGATCTTACTGAGGCTGGCGAGGAGGCATGGGGTGAAAAACGCCCGTGCGTTCGCATCGGCAAGGAGGCCGCCACCGCAGCCCGAGCAAGGCTGGAGAACACATGAGCCACCATCGCAAGCACAACAGGGACGACAAGCGCGAACGCTGGGACTTCCAGCCCGACTGGCGCGAGGAACGCGACAAAGACGACGACGAGCTACCGGAGCGGGAGGAGCCGGAGCCCATTCACACAACCCACTAGCCGCCATTGAGCGGCTTTTCTTTTTGGAGGTCAGGATGACCGAGTACCTGAACGGGCCAGAACTGCACCAGCTTGCTGGGTACGTACTGGGCCCAGATGCAGAGCAGCGAGAGATTGGCGATTACCCGGGCGGAGGTATCTACATGCTGTTCGATGCAGACGGCGGGCTTCTCTACGTCGGGCAAAGCCTAAACATCGGGTACAGAATTGTTCAGCACCGATGGGCTGCGCGGCGCGGTGAACGTATTGCGTTCACGCACTTCAGCGCGCTTGATGTGCCCGTCAATTTGATGCGGCATATTGAATGCGCTCACATCCATGCTCTTTTGCCTCCTGAAAACCATGTTCCACCAGCCTATTTGGGACATCACAGCGAACTTGTGGACTTGGTTAAGCAGGCTTGGGCCGACGCAATGATCGGAGAGTCCAATGAACATTGAGCCAGAACTACTTGAACCGCAGGAAATCCGCAAGCTCGCAGGAGCGAGCAAAACCGACGAACAAGAGGCCTTTTTGAAGCAAGAAGGCATCCCGCACAAGCGGCGTGGACGGCGTATCCTGTTATCCCGGGCGCATGTCCGGGCATGGTTGTCCGGGCAAGTGTTCACGCCATCGCGCGGCGTCAATCTAGGAGCAGTCAAATGA